TAATGCAAAGCTTTCTCCTCCGTATAACTTCGGATCAGTTGTTGATGGGTACCTGAATGAGTAGTTGTTATTTCTAGCTAACACTGCTTTTATTAACCCATTGAATTGTTCTTGAAATAATCTTTTATGGTCTGGGTTTAATTTACTTAGCTGTAGTTTGTTTTCCCACGGTGCGGGCTTTCCTCCGATGGTTTGCTTTACATCGTTAATTAAAGACCTCATTCTCTTAGCTGCTTCATCAACGTTATCAACAGATACTAAACCGGCGACTCTAGTAGCATTGACTGTAGATGCTAGTAAAGGTTTTCCTTTATCGTAAGCATCTTTTAGAGAAAGTACTTTGTTTAACTGAACTACATAATCCACATAAGTCTGTCTTGATTGTTTTGCAGTATCTTGGCCCGGCGTAGAGGAGGGGTTTGCATAAACTGATCCATCCCTATATTCAACATACTGCTGTCCGGGTACTCCGTAAATTTCAATCGCATAAGTGTTGTTAGGTGCTCCTGAAGGATATAGGTAATTTAAGATTTCAGTCATTGCTTGATTGGTAGAACCTGCTTTATTATCTGGTACTTTGTCTCCATTCCTATCTAACTGCTCTTTAATACCGGGTAGGATACAACCCTCAGTATCTTTATGAGTTGCTCCTATATGCATTAATACTCCGGCTCTAAATGGAATGTCTGCAAATCGTAAAACGTTTCCTAAAGAAGCATGGTTATTTGCTTTTGATTTTGTAAACGGGTAACGTCCTGGAGGGATACAGCTGATAGAGCTCCTGTTTCCTCTCCAAGGTTCCTCAACTGTCGTATATTCTTTTAGTAGTTTTCCATTTGCATCAAGAACTTGTAAAATACCTAAAGTCTGTCCAACTCCGTCTGGTTTGGTAGCACCGGGAGTAAATACCTCTTTTTGTCTTTTTAATCTTAACCTAACCGCTCCTGCTACTCCGGATGGGTATCTTACCTCACCTGTAGATGCTGCAGCTGTACCGCCTGTACCAGAAGGGCTTGAAGAAGCTTTAACACCGGTAAAGGATTGATTGGCTGTTGATTTAGCAACTGAGGAAGGTACTGCAACTGTTTCAACGCTTGTTAACCATTGGTTATTTTCTATCTTATGAGAAAGTCCTATAATTAAAAACTGCAGTGTTGCGCCGTAATTTTTAGGTAAGAATGAACTGTCAACTGTAAATTGCTGGTATATTTTCATTCCTGCAATTCCATCAAAAGTTAAATTTAAGTTGATAGGTAAAAAGCCTAACCCTCCAGAAGCTGAGTTTGTACTATTGGCAGCTGTAGTTTGAGTAAAGGTTAGCATATTAGTTAGTATTGAACTAAAACTAGCAACTTTATCTTCTTCCCAATCAAAATTTGATTGTCCTAATATAAAATTAAGATACTCCTGCTGGATATTTTTAAATTGTTCGTTTAATTGTTCTTGTTTCTCTTTCTTAGCTTTTTTATCAGCTTCAGTCTCTCCCTTGTTATTCTTTACTGGAAGTATTCTATCAATTAAACCTTCGTTCCATTTTGAGAATGCTGTTGCATCTTCTCCTTTCACTGATCCGTTGGCCTGAGCTCCAATAGTAATAGTAGAGGCTAGTGCATTTGTAATTTCAGTTTTAATTCCGAAGTCTCTAACAAACGTTCCTTCACCACCTGGATTAACTCCGTAAATTTTCATTACTGAGGCTGGCTTTTTAGCTTGTTCAGCTTGACGGCTTGGGATTGGTAGTTCGTCTAGAATATAGAATCTTCCTTCATCGGCATCAACTGTGGGTTCTAATTTATTTACACCCCCTAGTGCACTTTGAATTCCGCCGGTGACTTTTTTAATGAGATCGTAAAAACTAACTTTGTTACTTGCATCCTTAATAGAATTTGCTTCTTTAAGGATATATGCAAGATTAACATACACATTCATTAACCTTCCTGAATCGTTGTTATCAGGATCTTGGAAAATCCCTTCATCGGGGATATCTGCATATAAATCTCCGTCAAAGTCTTGGTCTGAACCTTGAATTGTTATTTTTGTTCTTACGATACAAATTAGAGGATTTCCTGAAACGGTGTAAGGAGTTTTATAGATTAGGTTAGTAGTTGGGTCGTTATCTAGACTCAAAAGAGGATTTTGACCTTGAGCATCAACATAGAGCATATTCTTATCCCATAAGAATTGTAATAATGCTCCAAATCGAATATAGAAATAATCTTCACCGGCTCCGGTATTGTGTGTCTTCACTGCATCGTGCTTGCTATAACCGCTGATTCGGAATGCGTTAGAAGTGCTTAAAGACTTGCAATTCTCACTTCCTGGGCCAGGGTTACGTAACATATCATCTTTTATGTCCCAAAACAATCTACCAAGTACATCAACGTTCTGAAGGATGTCGATTACTTCCCCATCAGTCTTTGCTGCATCTAGATCTTGTTGTTGGTTCTCAGCTTGTTCTTGTTGCTCTTGTTTCTGTTCAGCGGTCTGTGTCTGAGTTCCGGTATCTTCAGACATTGTGTTTTGTTTTAAAGATTCTATAACATCTCCATAACTCATTATTGTTACTGAAATATCGTAAGAACCGTCTGATAAGAAAGACCAGTTAAAATTACTTATTCTTCCGAAAATTGCATCGTAGTTTCCTCCGGTTAATTTTCTTTTTGCTTCGATAGCAGTTAAAAGCTGGTCCTGCTTTCCTGTATAAGTTCCGTCTAAGAAAGTGCTTGTTAAGGTATTTGAGTTAGTAAATTGCTGAAATGTGTTAGTATTATCAAAATACAAACTATTTCCAAACTCAATTAAAACTGAGTATCCTAATCTCAAATAAAGTACATCTAGCAAATCAAATTGAGCTCTATTGTAAGCTTTAATTGAAATAGTAGATTCTCTTACCGAACCTCTGTTTCTGTTCTTAGTCTGGAATGAAGTTATACCGGGTGCTGGTCTCGGTCCTTGTTCTTGTCCAAATTGATTATAAGCACTTAATCCTCCTAAGACAGTAGAGCCTGCTAGAGTGCCTCCAAACAAAGCATACTTTTGAGCTATATCGGCTTCATATCCAAATTTTTCAATATTCTTAACAACAATCGCAGACGTTAACTTAATCCAGGCCGAGTTAGCATTTTGCTGTAATAATTGACTATTAGAACGGCTTGCATCGCCTAGATTCTTTTGCCGAACTGAGATCTGTTTAGTAACATACTCTTTAAAACCTTCTCCTGTAATGTTTCCCATATCACGAGTTTATTCTATTAAATTCATTAACAACCTCAGTTGGGTTGTAAGGTATTCTAATTTGACCGCCAGGAGGTGGTATTAATGAGTTTTGTTTTAATTCTTCGTTGGCAGTTGAGATTATCCACCACAGTGAACTATCCCCGTAGTATTGCTGTGCTAGTAAATCAAATCGATCACCGACAGTAGTGATAACATAAATATCATTTTCATTTAAAGGTATTTCAGGATAACGAGAAGTTTGGTAAGCTCGTTTTCCATTATACTTTGTTAAAGGTATGCTTTGATATCTATCCATTTATGTTATTGTGTATTTTGAAAAGCTGGATCGTTAGTACGAATCCTTTCTTTATTATAAGCATCCCATTCTGCATCAGTTCCCCAGTTTGGTTTGGTTGTGTTATTTCTTGCCAAGCTTGGAGATACGTCAGTATCGTAGTTACTGGTAACTGCTTTTAATCCTATGTATCTTTCTTGACCAAAAGAACTTACTTTTCCATTTGCCCCACTGTAAGCGTTTTGCTGTCTTTCTGGGATGAAGGTATGAATTGGTGTAAAGTTAAATCCTGTTACTTTGATCATATGCGGTAATTCCTTAACTCTATCATCAGATCCTCCTGCATCATCAATTCCGATATCCCAGGTTGATTGTTCTGATAGCTCGTAAGTTAATCCTGTAATGATTCCAGGCTGGTCGTGAACGTATCCTCCAACTGTTAATTCTGCTAAAGTACCTTGCATAAATCCTCCGTTGTATCTTGGAGCTAAAGACGATGCTAGGTAGTTTAGTTTTTGGTACATTGGAATCAATTCTTCTTTAGACTGAGCGTATACTGTCCAAGATAGTGATATTTTTCTATCAAAGCCACCATAAGTATAAAAATTCTCTCCTCTACCGACATATTTATGTGATTGCCAGTCTGCAGAATAGTTATCAGAAACGCTATCTAAGAATGCTCTAAAGTGAATGAATACTTTTTGGCCGTCTGTTCCAACTATTGCAATTCTGAATTTAACTAGGTCATTAACTGGAAGCGTATCGTCTCCGGCTACTTTAGCTGATTTGTATAGCGGTAGTGCGTTAATTTTATCAACTGCTCCTAATCCGGTACCGGCAGTATAGCTACTTAAATCCCTAAGAGGATCTGCAGGATTTCCTAAATAAACTCTCTGTTCAATATTCACTGTAGCGTAATCCGGTGCATCAATTAAAGCTCCAATAAGTTTTCCTTGAGCTAAAGTTCCATTCTTTAAACTACTACGTAAAGTTTTTCTAAAGTCTGTTAATTTTGTATCAGTTCTATAAGAAGGAGCTGTTTTTAATTCAGCAGCAGTATAACTAAATGCTGTTAAGTTATCTAAATTTTTAACATTGTCTTGATCTGCTGTTAAGGTAGGTTGTGATACTCTCCTAAAATCGGTAGGTACACTCCCCGAGTTGCTAGTACTACCTGTAACTGGGATGTACAAAGAACCGGTTAAGCTACTAGTTTTAGCATAAGAAGAATTCTCATTTAAATTTACATTTAATTTAGTTCCTAAACCAGAATTAATTCTTAATGTATCTAAAGTGACTAAATTGTTTGTTGTCGGCGAAGTGCCGGGGAAAGCAGGTGACAGGCTTGCAGAAACGGTAGCACCTAGTAAAGAATCTAAATTTGATATTCCTCCGAGTTTATATAGGGTTACATCAGGGAAGTTCTGAGCTGCATAAAAGCTCTGAGCTTCGGGTATAACAGCTTTTATTGTTCCTGTTGATGTTGTATCGGCAAATTTTTGAGTAGTTAGTACATCGATACTGTTCTCTGCGCCAAAGTCAATTCCAACTGTAAACTTTCCTAGTTTTTGGCTATAGTAAATTCCTGTCTCTGTCTCGCCAAGTCCAGCTTTATCTGATGCTGGGGTAAGAAATTCTGGATGTACTAGGTTTACGTATTTAACGATTTGTTTAGTATTTGAATTAATACTATTTTTACCTGTTCTTTGTTCAATAGGAATTTGAATCTTAGTTTTTCCTAAACCTAAAATTGACCCAGGTCCGCCTGAATAGGAATACAAGGTATTACCTAACGTCTTTCTACTAACAAAACTATCTGTCAAGCCAATTAGTCTATTAGCAGATGTGGGTTGATCATAAGATACAACATCTGAGTATGTCGTTAGACTCCCAAGTGTTCCCGGTACTGGATTTAATCCAAACGTATTAAAGTGTAGACCGGTTGCATTAACTGTGGCTTGAGCAATTGTGCTTGTTGGAATATAAGCACCCTGATTTAATCCTTTAGGACTTGCTTGAGTCTGAACATTCTGTCTGGAAAGTACATTCTGCTTGATTGTAAATGCAGGACCCTGAAAAGTATTTGCTGTTAATAGTAGTTTACTTAATCTAGAGACATCATCAGCTGTTTTTTGGAATACTAACGAACCTCCTCTAGTTAAAACGTCTAATCCTCCGGTATTTCCGACCGCACTAAACCCGTCAGGTATGGGCTTCTGAACAAACGGTTGATTGCTTGATCCTCCACCTATCCTGTCCTTAGAGTATTTTAAACTCTTCAGATCGGTTTTTAGGTCAATTAATCCCATTATCTAGGTAAGTTATCTAAGTATGGATATTTTCCAGGTATTGTTGGTTTGTTACCGTCAAGATCTAACTGTGATTTAGCTAGACCGGCTGTATAATTTGATTGTTGGTTATAACTTATAGGAGTTTTTCCATCTAAATCTAATTGTGATTTAGCTAATCCAACAGGGTATTGGGTCAATTGATCGTATGCTACAGGATCTTTACCGTCTAAATCTAACTGAGATTTTGCTAAACCTTCAGGGTATTTAGTTAACTGATCGTAAGATACTGGGGTTTTTCCGTCTAAATCTAATTGTGATTTAGCTAAACCTTGAGGATACTTGGTAGCACCAGTATATGAAGCAGGGGTTGTTCCATCTAAACTAGTTAGAGTAGATCCTTGATTTTGCAATTTATCTAAAAGTCCCATAGTTTATTACTTTATTATAAATATTTACTTATTGGAGTTTGGAAGTTCCAACTGCAAATGCTGTTCCAGCCTTAGTAGAGTCGATATAAACTACACCTTCTTTAGCTAGAATCTGCTGGAGGACTGCTCTTACGTTTTGCATCTCTGCAACTAAAGGTCCAATATCAATTCCGGTGCTTCTACCTCCACCTCCACCGCCTAGGTCAGTTCCGGCAACTACCGTATCGTTTGGATTAAGACTATAAGTTCCTTTTTCACCAGAAACTACTAATCCTCCATCTGGGCTTATTATACCGTCGTCAATACTCACCATTGATTTCCACCCTGATGTCAGATCAACAGCTCCTAAGTTAACTCCCGGTATTTTATTTATTATATCAATTGCACCATTTATCAAAGAATTAAAGCCAGCGATAATAGCAGTAACTGGTGAAACTAATGCTTTTATAATACCTTTTCCAATTTTAGTAAACCCTTGTTCAAAATCACCTTTAAAGATATCTACTATACCGGAGAAGATAGATTTAACAGCTTCTAAAGGCTCTCGAATAAGAGTTTGTATAATTTTACCGATTGCTTTAAATGCTACCATCACAGGGCTTAGTATAAGATTAACCAAGGGAAGTATTTCCGTAACTATCTCTACTAGAGGATCTAAGATATCTAAAACAGGTTGAGCTATACTAACGAACACCTCTCTTAGCTTCTCGACACTCTTATTTAATCTCTCTTGAACAGACTGCTGCTTCATTAAAGTTTCAAATCCCTCCTCTTTTACCTTCTGCTGAGCTTTTTCAACACCGTACTGTTCTACGAGGTTGTCGAAAGTCTCTTTACCTGCTTTCGCTTCTTCTCCAGATAGCCCAACCAAAGCTTCGCGCTCCACTAAGGTTTTTGCAAGATCCTCTCTTGTCATACCTACAGACTTAGCTAGAGCTTCTTGCTGGAGTCTGTTCATCTCACTAAACTGGGCAGATGATCCTATTTGATTTGATATTTCTTCTGCAACTGTTGCTAAGTCACCATTCAGTGCGGCTTGTCTTGCTTTTTCTAGAGTTAGATCCTTACCTACTAGTAATTCTGCCTCTAATTCTGAAGTTATAGAAGATTCAAACTCTAGTAATGAACCGGCAATAGCATCTACTTTATCTAAAGACATGCCTAAAGCTTTAACTTGTGCAGCTGCTTTAGCGAATCCACCTGCTGTTCCGCCTGCTGATAGCTTAATCGCATCGGAAACGGTAGCGGTTTCTTCAAGTAACTGTTTTGTATTAAGTACTACGCCGTTATTTTGAGCAGTAATTTGTGCTTGAGCTAAAAATTCACCCGTATTATCCTCTAAAGTACCGCCGGTAGCTAAAGTAAACCGCTGCATAGCAGCTAAGTTCTCATTAGTCATACCGGACTGTTCCCTTAACTTTGTAAAGGTGAGTAAATCTTTTTCATTCAGGGCAACGTTAGTACCTAAAGTTTTTCCAACAGCCATCATAGACTCTTGCAATCCTTTAGTGTTTACGTTTATATCTGCTGATAGATTAGCTACTGTGTTTAGCTCACTTCTTAGATCAGAAGCTGCTTCGTAAGACATATTGAAGCCTTTTGCGAGATCACCTGTTGCTTTATCTCCGTCTAGTAACGCAGTAACAAACTCCTTAGCCAGTAAAGTTGCGACAGCTAGGGGATCTTTTAAATTATCAATAAGGTTCTTACCTGCTTCTTTAATACCGCCTTTTAAGACTTTCATTTTACTAGCGAAAGTATCAGTATTTTCACCGTTCGCTATCATAGTCTCGCTCATCTCTCGCATCTTCTCGTTCACAGCGTCAAGTCCGAGTTTATTTGATAATCCCCCTAAACCTAACTTCTCTAATGCTCCTCCGAGCGCACCTACTGCTGCTCCTCCGAGACCCATCGCCTTCTCTATCTTCTCTTCATGTTTTAACCTTGCTTCTAACTTGCGGTTAAGTTCCGCCATTGCGCTATCCTGATCTTGGATTAGACTCACAGTAGCTTGGTGAGCTGCTTGTACTTTTAAAAGTTCTCTTTCTTCAGCAGCTGTTAATCCTTGAGATATTTTTTTCTGTTCAAGCTCTTGCTCTTTTTGTTCCAAGGATTGTTTGTTAGTCCCTAGGTTTAATTGCTCTTGCTCAAATTGTTTCTGCAGAGATTGTAACTCTTTCTTTCTTAAAACATTAATACCAGCTTGATCAGATTGCATTTTTGATGCAATACTTGAGAGTTTGTTGAAACTTTTAGTAGAAGATGATAGTGCTATATTACTTGAAGTAACTTCAGAGGTGATTGCTCTGAATGAAGATACTAATTCCCCTGCATCGTTAATTAGGTCGCTTAATCTTCTTCTGCTCGATATTAATCCCTGCTCTAAAACTGTAATTGCATCATTAACATCGGTAAAAGCTGAGGCATCGAAATTTCTAAAAGGATTGGTTTCTCCTATCCTTCTATAGATTGCTTCAATATCTCTAAGTAGATCTTGTACCTGTTGGGGATTCTGTGTTGCCATTTAGAGTCTTTTGTTATAAATATTAAAACTCTTTAGTTTTATTTATAGTGTATTTTCCCCGGACTTGCTTTTAATGCTTCTTCCTTATTAGTATTGCCGGAAGAATCCATTAGGGTTGTTGAACTACCTTTTTTGCTAGCAGCTTTCACCTGCTCATTTTGTTTGGTGTAGTACTGCTGTATTTTGCTGAATGTAAACTTTCTCAACCATAACGGCATACTGTAGATTGTATTATAGTCATACCCTCCCTGGCCGTGAAACACTATCTCATGTATCTCGGAAAACAAATTGATCCTTGCCTGACTAACGGTCTCAGGCGTCAGGCCAAAAAAAAGACAGGTTAATCGGTACATCGATAAACTCTCCAGATTCTAGCTCAACAGTTAGATCAACGTCCGGCTGTGTTTTTTTAATATGATCCCGTAATGCTCTAGAATCTCTTGCTAGTAAGTGATTGTCAACAAAATCTCTGATATCCTTACTATCGGTAGAGCTATTTACAGATTGAATCATAAACTTTAACCTAGTTGTAAGTTCTGGTACTATATCTTTGTTAATTTTCTTATACCCTTCTAACTCTCTGTTTATTTTAGATTCATCTCCGTGAGTTAGCAGTCTGTAAGTAATGTCTATGTTAGTAGCGGGTAAAGTAAATTTAAATTCATTTTTACCTTTAGTTATACCTGTTTCATCAAACTCTTTATTTTTTAATGTCGACAAGTCTACAGTGTGTGATTTCCCGTTGTAGGTAAATTGGTAATCACTACCGTACCCTAATACTCTTGAAGCGACTAAAATAGCGTTTTTATCACCGACAATTAAGTCATTGTAGTCGATTTTTGAAACGATTAATGACTGTAGTAATTTATCTAACACCGTTCCATTCTGAATATAAGACTGGTTGGTAAGGATATCTTCTTCCTTAGCAGTCATATACTTCATCTCAATTTTACCTGAGGATAATGGATTTGATTCTGGGTAGAGTAAACCTTTGGAAGGAAGTTCAATGACTTCGGTAGGCATTTTAAATTCTGACATATACTAATTTGTTATAACTGTTCTATTATAAATATATATGAATTAGGTTTATACGTCAACTAAAACGTAATTTCCTTTATAATTCATAACGTTTGTTGGTGACCAATCAATTTCATCTGGGTTAATGCCTGCTTTCTCAAATGCTTCTTTCAGGCTAACTAAGAATTGCTTTAACTTATCAGATAACTTAGGATATAATTCTTCGTCGTATACTAAGAAGTCTTCTGCTCTAGTTCCGTTAGCTGCAATTTCTTCTGCTTCTTGAGGTGCTAACTGCTCGGCATTTGTCATATCGATAACACCAGATTTACCTCCGGTAAGTCTTTCTACTTTGTAGATAGGGATGATGCATGAGAAAGAGTGGTTTAACAGTTTCTCAGCGTGTTCTAGCTCATCAACATCCGTAGTAAGCTTCTTTACGTCGGATCCTTTTTCCATTACAATGCCATTATCTCCACCTCCGATTTTAGTATACCCGTCTTTCTCTAATTCGTATTGTTTCGACTTTAAAGCCGGCGGCATAACCAGTTCGTTTAGAATATCTATGAGTTTCATGTAATAAAAAAGCCCTCTCTAATAAATAGGAGGGCTCTTTCTTTAAGGTTATTGTTACTTAGAAGTTCAATACACAGTAGTCCATTCCGATGTTCAAGGTGATGTTCTGTGCTTCTGCATCAGTATCCCAGTTTAGATCAGCAAATTTAGCAGACTTAATGAATGCTCCTTTGATAATCCATTCTGAAACGATATCACCTACAGGACCTAGGATGTCGATGGTCAAGTCTTTCTTGTAGAAGTCAGAATAACCATCACGGCCTGTTACTGATTCATGGTGAAGACGTACCCACTCCATTACGGCCTGAGCACCAGAAGGAGTAATGGGATCGTAAAGGGTCATTGTAATATCAGACCATTTAGATTTTCCTTTTACTTTTCTATATACGTTAATATGGTTTAAGGTAATTTCTTCTGCAGTAACTTCAATTCCGGTTACACCTTTGATGAAGTAAGAAGGAATACCATCTACATACATTATAAATCTATTCGCTACTTTGGGTTCAAAGGCGGTGAAGAAGATTTCGTTTGGATTTAATACTGCCATGTTGTGTTATGTTTATCAGTTATAAATATCTATTAACCTGGGAATGTAGCTCCTGTAGGTGTTAAATTGAAGTCTAAGTAGATGAATTCAGCAGTCTTGGTAGGCTGTAAGTAAATCTGACCTACTAACTCGTTTCTGTCGATTACATCTGCAGTGTTGTTAGAGTCGTCCATGATTACTTTGAAAGCGTAAAGACCTTGTCTTTGCTGTACTGAAGTCAAGTAAGGATTCACTTGAGCCAAGAAGCTGTTTCTGGTTGCGATAGTGTTCTGTTCGAATACCAAAGTGTCAGCAATTTGAGAGATGTAATCTTTCAAAGTGATTAACAATCTTCTAACGTTTACTCTATCCAAAGCAGAAGCTTTCTTCTGTAATGTCTTCTGACCGAATACCACAACACCTTGGTTAGGGAAAGTAGCGATTGGGTTAACATTACCTTGGTATAAAGAATCTCTATCTCCTTGAGTTAATTTTCTTTCAGCTCTTACTACTGTAGATAATCCACCTCTGTTAAAACCAGCAGGTGCAAACCAGGCCTCAGTTGAGTTATCGTTGAAAGCATAAACTGCAGGAATCAAAGTAGAAGCAGGAACCCAAACAGCATTTCCAGAATCAGGATCTGCAGCTTGTACCCAAGGCCAGTAAGTAGCACCATATGAGGTGTCCATTCCTAAAGCATTGGTGGTTACTGTACCTAAAGCAGTACCGTAGGGAACCATATCAACTACTGCAATATTGTCACCTCTGTTCTGTGCATTAGATACTACAGAAGTAATTTGAGAAGCAGCACTTACTCTGTTCAAACCGGGCATTGAAATTACGTTGTAGCTATATTCGTCAGGATTTGCAAGCAAGTTCAACATTACTGTGTAGTCACTTCCTGTAACACCTTGAGAATCTGCGTTAGCAGTCAAACCAGCGTTTTCGTAGAATTTGCCATCTCTTTGAGTGAATGGTGTGCCTGCAGCTCCGTTAAATGAACCTGAAGAAGCTAAAGGTAAAGAACCGGTGAATTGTGCTTTAGCAGTTCCTGTGTTATCGAAGTAGTTTGGAGTTTGGAAGTTAACAGCTTTTACTCTTACATAAGAAGAAGCGTTGTTGTAAGATCCAGAAGTTTGAATGTAGTAAGTTGAACCGTCTGTTGCAATAGTTTCAGTCTGGTCACCGATTACTCTTGAAATGTAGTTAGAAGCTTTAGGATCTAACGACAAGTTAGTCCAGGTTTCTAAAACAACTTTAGAGTTAGTAGTATCATCACCTTTTCTAATCAATAATGAGAAGGTGCCAGATGCTGTGTTAGGGCTAACAATTTCCCATCTGATGTTATCTGAAGAACCTGTAGCTAAAGCACCGCCGGTTAACTCTTGAGTGCCGGTGTTCATGATTGTACCTTTAGATAAAGTCTCTAATACAAAAGGAGATAAACCTGAAGTAGGTCCACCTGATCCTGTAATGATTATAGATGAGCTTGCTGCTGTGTAAGTACCGTTAGTAACTCTACCAACTAGCAAAGAATCACCACCGTTCTGGAAGTAATTATAAGCTGCGATAGAAGTAAAATAGGTATAAAAGTCTGAACCTGATTGAACCAAGGTTCCGAATTTGTTTTGGTATTGTGAGTAAGAGGTAACAACAGTCGGTACTGTAGGGCCTTTTACTGTAGGACCTAAGATAGCCGCACCTGCTTGAACAGGTTGAGCGGTTAAGAACGACTGATCGTTTTCTCTTGCTAAAACACCAGGTGATAATAGAGTTTCTGCCATTTTATTTTAGTTTGTTAGATAGTTCTAATATAAATAGTAATCAGACCTTCAAAAAGTTCTTAAAGATCGTTGATATTACTTACTACTTCGGTGTTAAAAGTCACCTTACCTTTGGAGAAAAACTTCTTAGTTGCTACCAAATCTTTGTTGATAACACTTGGAATAATATACCCGTACATCTTAATATTGAATGTCGTCTTAATCAGACGTTCTTCTCCTTGATTAATTGTACTATTATCTGTAAAAGTATCGATTCTTGCTCTAAATTTAAATCTATTAGGATCTCCCCAGTATGAATCAGAAGAATAATTAATTCCTTCAACGATTTTATTCATCTGTTCTACGTAGTAAGTCCAAATGATACATTCATAGTTTAAAGTAACGTAATCCGGGATTACCACTGCTTGGTAAGCAGTCACAGGCTTTCTATTATTTAATAAATCAAAATTGGAGTATGCATTGCCTTTCTGGTAAGATTTACCTGCAATTGCATAATTTTGAGGATTGTTAGCATCTAACTTA